TTATCTTGTGAATAATTTATAAGATATTCGCATTCTTTTTTTGTTAATACGTTATTATAATACTTATATGTTGGTCTCATCTAAAAATCCTATATTAAAACTGACTATGATTCTATCTTCTGTAGAGTTATTCGGTAATGATCTATGAGGCAGCCAAGAAGGAAATATAACCATTAAACCTTCTTCTGGAGAAATACTATGTTTAGTTTCTACATTTGGGAACGTAGGCATATTAGTATGCATAAACATTGTTTTAGCTACCCATGAAGGATCATGAAAAACAATATCTCCACAATTCTTTGGAGCCTTAGAATAGAACACACCACTAAGGTATGAGCTAGAATGCACATGTTCAGGTACAAAGGCACCTGGTGGATAAATTGTTGTCCACATGTTAATAATATTCATTTTCTTATTATTTGGATTTACTGTATTAATCATAGTCTTTGAAAAATCAAAAATAAAATTAGATACATTTTTCCATTCTGGGTTATGAAATAAATCTTCAACTGAGTTAAAAGAAGTAACCCCACTTTTATAAAAGTCTTCTTTTTTAGACGATTTTATTCCTTGATCCCATTCTTCAGAAACTAAACTACCTTCTTTTAGATTATCTCTTAAACTATAGGAAAGAGCATTAAGCTCTTCCCTGATAGATACTAAGTCCGACTTCCCAATCAAAAGTGGTGTAGCCATTATTGGTCTTAAAAATTCACTCATTTATTTGGTCTCACTGGCCATTCTATTTCAGTTGCAGGATCTACATCTGGGTATAAGTTTGTTAAATTACGAAGAGCAGTTCTATATGCTGCCCATTCAATTTTCTTTTCAGCACTTAGTGGTGCATCTAAAGTTTGTGTCCAATCACAATCTCTTAATTCTCTATCTCTTCTAAAACGAATACAATAGTTTGTTAAATGAGCTTGATCATGTGTGATCACATCCCAATTCCATACAAAATTATTACCTTCCTTTGAAAAGTGTAATCTACGTAATTCTTGTTTAGCTGTAATTTCAGGTTTATTATCTAATATTGGTCTATAACCATGTTGATGCATATTTTCTGGTATAACATGCAAGTTTGGAAATACGTATTTTAAATTTTCTTCCAATATAGGAGCACCAATAGGTTGCTCATTTTGTCCTACTTCAATATATTCCATAATATTCCTTATGTTGCAAGAGAAGGGTATGCTCTTCCTGGGCCCCAAATAATACGTACTCCCCCAACTCCACCATTTCCTGATGCAGATGGCCAGGAGCTTCCTGGACCACCACCGCCACCGCCATAGTCACCGCCTTTGATATTGTCAGAGCTTTGTGCAGTGCCAGAAAATGGATTTTCACCATACATTCCATTACTTCCACCATGAGCACCACTACCACCGCTTCCTTGGCTAGGGTTATTAGTATATCCTTGAAATGGATTATAAAATGGGTTTCCAGAAGAAGGGTATCCTGTATTTCCGTTAAGGCCTACCCCACCACCAGCACCTGAACCATAAGTAGAGCTATAGTATGCACCACCACCACCACCATTATTAGCAGTATTCCAAGTTTCTTGTTGGTTATAACCTCTACCTACATAACCACCAGCACCACCACCACCTGGATGACCTGTAGCATTACCTCCAGCTCCACCACCGTCACCTATATATCCACCACCATAACCATTAGCGGATGGTCCATTGTTATTTTGAATGCTGCCACCAGCGTTGCCTCCACCGTAACCTGCTACTGTACTAGTATTCATAAAATAGCTTGTACCCCCGCCCATTAAAGCTTGAGTACTTGTAGTGCTAGGATAAGATAAACCACCAGCACCAACTTTAACTTCATAACTAGTTCCTGGTTTTACTTTAATATTGTTTTTCCAACCTAAGCCACCGCCACCGCCAGCTGGATTTGCCCATCCATCATAGCCTGCACCACCACCACCTACGGCTACAACCGATACTCCATATACTCCAGCAGGAGCAACCCACGTATAAGTTCCAGCAGTTGTGTAAGTTTGTTGACCTGTAACCAATGTTGGAAGGGTAACTAATCCCTCTACTTCTACAGGGTATTTAGTTCCGTTAACAGTTAGATAAGAGTTTGCTAAATCTACTCCGCCAGAAGCTGCTAATGAGGTTACTTGTAATTCTTCAACTGTTAATTTAGTTGCCATTTAAAATCTCCTTAAGTAGCAGAAGAAGATTCTCTTGCCCTAGCTAGCTCTGTTCTCTCTGCAGCAAGTTCCTCTTCAGTCATTGCACGAATAGTACCATTAGCCTTGATAAGTCTAAGACCCATTAAGCTGTCTGCACAAGTTTCAAAACCTTCTAAATTAGTACCTTCAATTGGGTTTAAGTAGCAGATTTCACTTTTATTTTCAGAATTAAATTTTACGTACATTTTAACGATCTCCATAGTTTAGGGCTGTATCAGTCCAGATTTTCTTGATAATAGAGCTTGCTGCGCCAGCATATGTCATACTAAATCTAGATTGGAATAAAGAGCTTAACATTCTCATATCACAAATAATAGATGCATTTGTAAAGGTAGTATTAAGATTATAGAAAAAGTTAGTATCCTTAAATCTATATGTGGTTTGATATTGATCAGTACTAACTAAACAAGCAAGTATGGTAGTATTAGCAGGAACTGAGAAGGTGCCTGTCAGGTTTGTATTTTGTGTAGTAGTTGAACTTGAGGCAAGACTTGTACCAGTAACTCCAGTAACACCACTGTAAAGTCCTGAATTAGGAGCAAGTACAAACATTTGTGCACCTTCATATCCCGCAGACCAATAATCAGAGCAGTATGCTGCTAATGAAATAGTAATAGCAGCTCCACTAGTATTACGAATAGGCATAATACGAAAACTATGGCCACCATAGCTTGTATTATTATCATAATGGAACACATCACGAGAATAACCTAAACGATTACCATTAGAGAATTGTAGTTGGCGACTTAGTCCACCTTCAAAATCACCAAAGTGGGCTAGTTCACTAGTTCCTGAATTTCCATAACCATCCCCAAGTGCCATTGATATAAATTGGATTAAGTGGTTATCGGTATGAGATTGATTAGCTGTGTAAGTAGTCCAGGGGCCAGAAGAAGACCACTCTCCTGTACTATAAGTATTGCTACGGTCTGTGTGAGAAATTATACACCCAATATTGCCTTTACTTTCTGGAGCAACTAAACCAGAAATAACATCAACAACAGGACCAGCACCAAATACTAGGTTACCTGCTCCATCTGTTTTCATGAATTGGCCATTTGTGCCATCTGATGTAGGTAGTGTGAAAGCAGCACCACCTGATTTTTGAAATTGGTCTACAACAATTTTAGACATAATTTATTCCTTAATTAAAGAGTGCAAATCCATTTGGATTCAACACGAAATGATAAGCGTTTGGAGCAATAGTATATACCGTTGCGCCAGAAAGAGTTAGTGTAGACATACTAAAAGTCATCTTGTAAGAACCTAAAGTTTTATCAGTACTAATAGTAGCTACTAGTGGTAATTCATTTACACTTATACCTCCTACTGCAGTATTCGTATAAGAATTTGCAGAGGTTAGCGTAGCAGCATCACCTGCATCAATGTAGGATTTAGCTGCATTCTGAGAAGGTACTAATACATTTGAAGTACCTAAAGCAACGTTTGTACTAATAATACCAGTTGTTGAAGCGGCAGTTTTAGTATCTACATAAGTTTTTACAGCATATTCTGTTGGAACTGCAGTATTAGAATTACCTGACAATGCGCCATCACTAGAGAACTCATTAATAGTTTCACCTAATTGTGCACCAATAGAGCCAAGCTTAAGAGAGGTTAAACCAGCTAAATCGAAAGCGTTAGCATTCAAGGTTGCACGGCCAGTAGCTTGATCAATACGGAAATATTCACCAACCCTAAAGTTACCATCTTGGTCAGTACTTACATAGTATACACGACCTGGATAGGCTTCATCAGTTTCATTACCTTGAGCTGCAGGTTGTGTTGGAACTCCTGGATAGTTAGTTGTTACTACACCACCAGTACCAATGCTTAAGAAGTCATGACCAGTTAAACGAATCTGACTATATTGTCTACGCATAGTAACTACTGAATCTGCTGGAGAACCATTTGGTTTCTCTTGTGCAAGAATCAATACAATTTCACTACTTGAGTTTGTATAAGTCCCTGATACACTCTGAATAACATAAGAGAATATATCACCTGCAATAGAAATACTAGATCCTGGCTTTGGTAATGCTGTTAATCCATTTACGATTAATACAAAACCTTTTTGATTCTCTAATCCACCAGTATTAACACTACCAGTACCACCACTTGTAAAAGTTAATGCTTGACCTGCTGTAAATGTACCTGTAGTATTCTTTACATAAACTTTATCAGCAGAATATTGTACGTTAGTAACTATACCTGTACCTGATGGGCCTGTAACAGTATCCCCTACATTAATAGCACCACCACCATACTGGAAGTTTAATTGTTGTCCAAGTAAAGTACCTGTTAATGCTGATTCACTAAGGTCAAATCCACGAGAGGTAGCACCCCATGTACCATAGCTATTATTACCATTTAATGCACGGATAAATCCACCACCTGAAGCAGTATATCCAAAATAGCAGTAGTATGTAAAGCAAGATACAATTTCAGACTTACCACCATCTTTAACCCAATAGCCAATACCATTATCAGAAATAACAGTGTAGCCGTGGAAAATCATAGTCTTAGCGCCTGTTGCATGAACAGAACCATCAATCAAAGCACCAATACCACCAGAACCAATAAATGAACATTCAAGTACATATGGTGATTTGTGTGTAATAGGGCTAGCTGGATTCAATCTAACAACAACGCCTTTAATAGTAGACGTAGTAACATCTGATGGTGTAGTACCACCAGGAGTCCAACCTGTCATGCCTCTAAAGGTCATCTTATTAAGAATAGAACCATTACTCATTAAGAACATCGTTGCTTGTGAGTTTAGAGTAACACCGTCATCACTTAAACCGATTTTAGGTTCAATAACAACTGTACGCTGATTATCTCCTACAATAGCAACGTTAGCTGGAATTGTAATAGGTAACTGCTCATCGTATGTACCTGTTTTAACAAAGATTGTAGAGTTTTCTGGAGCATTATCACAAGCGTATCTAACAGAAGCATATGGAGTTGTTAAATTTTTACCATAGGCTGGTGCATCTACACCATGAGGAGCTACATAGAATACATTAGCTGATTGTGTAGCACCAAGCCAATCTAGATTTATACCATTACCAGTAACAGTTAAACTTTGTCCAGCATCTGTTGCTTGAATTGCAGGTAATACATCTGATCCACCAACAACAAACAATGCCCATTTAGAAGAATCAGTAACAAAAGAAGGACTAGAAGTATGATCTTGAGTTGCTAAATATGCAGAACCAATTGTATCTTTAATTATATCATCTTTTAGATATAAAGTAGAAGGAGCCCAAGTACCTCTCCATCTAACACCTGAGTTAAACTTTTGCCATTTAACTGCTGCTAAGTCAGTTTCAAATGTAGTTGATGCATGAGGAATGAGAGAGATATAAGTGTTGCCACCATGTGAAACTACCTCATCAATACCGTATTCAGTAGTAGTAGCCCAAGTACCTTTGTTCTTAAACCCTGCAACTAGTTTATCCCATGTAGCAGTGGTTGTTGGGTTTGTGTTGCTATTATCAAGCCTAGCTTGGAATAAGCTACCACCATAAGTTATAACTTCACCAATTTTGTATGCAGTTAAACTAGACCATACACCTTGGTATTTTAGACCTGCGTTATAGAGTTCCCAGTATGATGCTGCAGTAGGTAAATTACCAGTTGAATCTTGTAATGCAATGTAAGTGTTTGATCCATAGGTTACTAGATCACCCTTCTTATATGCTGTAGCATTTACATATGCACCCTTAAACAGTGTACCACCTGTAATAGTTTCCCAACTAGCTGTTGTTGTAGGTAGAGTATTAGATTGTTCTTGTTTACTTCTATAAAGCGTATTACCATAAACAACTAAGTCATTTAAATAGTATGTTGTAACTGAGCTATAAGTACCTTGGAATTTAGTACCACTAATTAATAATTCCCATTGCGTAGTATTGGTAGGAATATTACCTGTAGTATTTACTTTTGCACGATAAATATTTGGACCATAAGCAACTAAATCGCCTGGAACATATGCTGTTGCGTTATTATAAACGCTCTTTGCACTAATACCTTCAACAAACTTATCCCAGAATCCTGTTTGAGTAGGATCATTACCTGTAGTGTCTTGTTTAGCAATGTATACAGAACCACCATAAACTACTACGTCATTCTTTTGATATGCTGATACAGGATTGTATGTACCTTCATATTGAATACCATCAGCAAATTGTGACCAGTATGTAGTGTTAGGAGGGGTCTGGTTTACACTGTCTAAAACAGCAATATAGACTTTACCACCATGGGCAATACCATCACCTACTTTGTAATCAACAGCTGTGCTAAAATTACCTCTAAATTTAAATCCTTGAATCATCAAGGCCCAATATACTGTATTTGTTGGCAAATTACCAGAGGTCTTTAAACCATACGTATATACATAAACGTTACCACCATATTTGACGATATCGTTTGATTCGTAAGTGGTGGATTGTAACCAGTCACCTGCGAAATGAAACCGTAGTTTCCCTAAATCAATTAATTGTGTCATAAGAATTTCACCTGTAAATGTCCATTGTTACCCCACTGAAACTTTAAAGTATCACGAGACCAAACCCATTGTCTATAATCATATTTGTCAATAATACCTTCATCAGGTAACATAACTGGAGAACCATCATTAATGATCTCTATTTCCAAGTTACCTGTGTCTGGATTAAATCTAAATCCATAAAAGGTCTTATCAGCTAAATCTGTACCTTCATAAAAGCCAGCCATTATGCTACTCCTGATAGAATTGAAGCAATAGCGTCAAAAGCATTAGCATCAACACTGATGGAAATTAATTGATCACCAGGTAATAGTATAATTTTATTACCCTTCATTACTTCTTCGTTTTCTCCATTACCTACACGTTTATCTTTTACGATATATGCATCGCCAGTAGATTTACGTAGGATAAGACTAACAGGAAGAAAACTACCTGTTTTGTTTGCTAAATTACACCCAATAAGAATTGCTTTGGTATTAGTAGGAGCTGTATAAATCACAACTTCAGTAGTTCCAATATTAGATGCAACAGCGTTAATAAAATTATTTGCCATTGTTTTCTCCTTAACCTAAAGCAATTGCCATTGCCAATATATCATCCATAGTCACAAAGTCTGCAGTATTAGCTAAAGCAGCTGTTCCAAGACCTAGATTTGCTCTTGCAGTAACCACATTTGCTACATCGCTTAAATTGTTAGCAGGAACTAAAGAGGCTCCTTGTCCTGATACATAAGCAGATGTCCAGCTAGTACCAGTATAGATACGCATACCTACGTTATTTTGAAAGTATAATGTACCACCAACTAATGTATTACCATCGTTATCAGTTGTTGGATCAGCATTTTTAACACCTAAGTATCTATCATCAAAACTGTCATAAGCAGCAAAGGCAGAATCTCTTGCCGCCTCAGCACTTAACTGTGCATTTACTGAAGCATTCTGAGATATTAATGCATTAGCTGCAGA